TCTGGTTGAGATGTTCGAGGAAACAATCGCTGAAATCGAACGGTTGCGGAGTATGGTTGATGAGTGACGATCCGGCGCCGCGTGTCATTCCGTGCGGCTTACGTCAGGCGAATGACTTCGTGGAAGCCTATCACCGGCACAACTTACGCACGGCCAGGGATGGCGGAAAATTCGCCATTGCCGTGGCATCGGGTGGAATCGTAGTTGGTGTCGCGATCGTCGGCAACCCGCTTTCCGCGACGCTGATGGATGGACTGACCGCCGAAGTATTGCGCGTGTGCGTCATGCCGGACGCGCCGAGAAACACGAACTCCATGCTTTACGGGGCATGTCGCCGGGTATGGTTCGCCATGGGCGGTCGCAAACTGATCACCTACACGTTGACAACCGAGACGGGGGCCTCATTGCGTGGCGCGGGATGGAAACGGGCAGCGACGATCAAGGGGCACGATCCGGCGACATGGGGCAAGACTGACCATCTGCGGCGCGTCGAGCAGGCTATCCACGGACAACCCAAGCACCGATGGGAGGTTGTCGGCGACGCGGTTCAGAGAGAGGTCAGATGGCCCCCGGCGGTATCTGAAATCAGAAACGGCCAACTGGACTTCGCATCATGACCGACGATCCGGCGCCGCGCGATAAACCTTGGATAGCGAATAAGCCAGAAGATAGGCTCAAGATCGCGACGCTGCGATTTCTTGAACGGGCTCTGGTGCCCCCGTTTTATGTGGTCTCGATCCACGATTCGGACGGCGGCGGTCGGTCAGACTTGCAGCGTATCCGTGATGCCAACAAAGGAATCCGCAGTGGGCAGTTGGATATGGATGTAGTGCAGGGACCGCACGGGCTCGCGCGCAAACTGGAACTGAAGCGAGGGAAGAACAAGCCAACCGCGCACCAGCAGAAAACTATCGCCGAACTAACGAAGTGCGGCGCGGCGCCGGTCGTGGCGTGGTCTCTGAGCGATGTTCTGGACGGTCTGGAGGCGGTCGGCTTTCGCTTCTTGCCCAACACCGAAACAATCTTGGCACACTGGCAGGCGCAGCTTGAGGCGTGGGATCGTCAGGCCGATCTTGTGAAGTCGGGCGTGATCGTGAAGAAGCGGCGCCCCGCGAAAAACCACGCTCGCAAATTGCCCGGCACAACCTGGATTTTACCCACATGAAACAACTCACCATTACCCTGACCCTCCCGATCACGCCTGACGAGTTCGGCCTGCACACCATCCTCGATGGCACGCGGGAATGGCTGGGACTGCTGCGCACCGGCGCGGAGGAGCACGGCTGCACCGTCGCCATGGAGGTCGAGGACGGCAAGGGGCTACAGCAGGTCAGGAAGCGGCCACGCAAGCCGCGGGCCCCCGTCGTGACGTTGGTGCCGAACGATGCCGCCTGACCCCACGCTCGCCACCGCCACCTGCCCGTGCGGCGCCCCGCCGTTCGCCATCCGGCCCGGCGTGGAGCCGGTGCGGCTGGACGCCATTGACCTGTTCACACGCCGACAAAAGGCCACTGAGGCGGGCGTGGCATGCGTCGTGCTATGCCGCGCGTGCTGGCTGAAGCGGTTCGGGAGGCGAGCGGCGTGACGATCCAGGTCATTCACGGCGACATGCGCGACGTGCTGCCGACGCTGGACACGGAGAGCGTGCATAGCGTGGTAACAGACCCGCCATACCATCTCGGACCATCGCAGGGCCGTTCCAGCCGCGCGCCTGAGGGCATGTATGCGACCATGCGAACCGGCTTCATGGGCAAGCAATGGGACGGCGGCTCGATCGCCTTCGATCCCGACACCTGGCGCGCGGTGCTGCGTGTGCTACGTCCGGGGGGTTATTTGTTGGCATTCGGCGGCACAAGAACGCAACACCGGATGATCTGCGCCATCGAGGACGCGGGATTCGAGATTCGTGACGTTATCGCGTGGGTTTACGGGTCGGGGTTTCCCAAAAGTCTCGATATTAGCAAGGCCATGGACAAGGTTGGTAACCGGAATGAGGAATGGTTCCCATCGTGGTTACGTCAGGAACGTGGCAAAATCGGCATGTCGCAAAAGACGCTGGCCGAACTCGGAGGCTTCTATGACAAGATCAATCACGGCGGTCTGGTGGCGAACTGGGAACTCGGCTACGGGCTGCCGTCCGCCGCGCAGTTCAATAAAGTCTGTGAACTGCTTGGGCTTGTCATTGAACCCATGGAGGAAATCGAGCGGCGCGTGCTTGGACAGCGCAAGGTCAATCGTGGTTTGGCCTTTACGAGCGAGGGGCCTGATATACTCGACATCACCGCCCCCGCGACCGACGCGGCGAAGCAATGGAACGGCTGGGGAACATCCTTAAAACCGTCCATGGAAATCATTGCCGTAGCGAGACGACCTTTGAGCGAGAGGACGGTGGCGGCCAATGTGTTGAAACACTCTACAGGCGGCATCAACATCGACGCGACCAGAATACCATTGGGCGCCACCGATCCGCTGCAAGCCGGCATAACGGGCCGCGACGGGCACGGCATGGATACGGCCGGCACGGAAGGCGCCTGGGGTTTCAAGGCGGTTGACCGCGCGGCCGGGCTGGGGCGCTGGCCGGCCAACCTAGTTCACGACGGGTCGCCCGAGGTCGAGGCCGCGTTCGCCGCTTTTGGCACCAGCGAGAGCACGGCGGGCGTGCGTAATAACCGCAATCAAGGCTCTGAAGACTGGTCAGGAACGTTTCGCAATGGGCCATTGTTTAGTGGTCATGCGGATTCTGGAACACCATCCCGCTTCTTTTTCAGTGCGAAGGCGGATCGTGCTGACAGAGCCAACTCACTTCATCCGACGATTAAACCCATCGACCTGATGCGCTGGCTCGTTCGAATGGTCACACCGCCCGGTGGAACGGTGCTTGACCCATTTGGGGGAAGTGGAAGCACCGCGGAAGCCGCGATGCTGGAAGGCTTCAACGCCATTCTTATTGAAAAGGAAGAAGAATATCACAGGGATATTCTCCATCGCATTAAAAGATGGATGGGGCTAGACTCTCCCTTGTTCACACAATCCCCCGAAGTAACCGAACATGACTCGGTTTCGGTTCAACGGCAATATGACATTTTCGGCACAGAGACATGAGGTTGGACAGTACATTGGTCTTCGATATCGACCAGGGGATAATGTGATGAACGTCCAGGCGCTTGCGTCCCCCGGTCAATGTATCCTGATGTATGCCGCATCGAACGCATTGGTATTTGTCACGTTCCCTGGCGAGCGCCGCTTGCGTCTTCCAGTCTGCTCCCCGCCGATAGTGTCTGGACGAGCCGCCCTTCCAGGATGGATGAGCCTCGCCTCGCTGATTGGTAGACTGCCAAGCCGAATAGCAACGTTTGCTACAGAATGCCGTGTCGTTGCACTTATACGCTCTGAAGTCGGTTTGGCATTGGCGACAGATGGTGTTGATCGCCGCTCGTATGTTCCAACACTTCTTGGAACACCATCTCGCTCCGGCATTCGATGGAGTTACATCAAAGGCGGTTCCGCAGGTCTCGCATATTCTGGATATCATGGTCTCTTTTTGGCGCTTGCGCCGACCGATGTACCCGCACTGAGAGGAACAAAAAAGATTACCTTTGTGCGGGTTGTAGAACGGAGTCGCGCATACACCGCACGGCTTAGGCGGAGACCTTGGTTTTGTCTGCCTTCCGGCACGGGTGCACACCACAGAACAGAACTTTTGTGTCTGTCTGCCCGCGTCAAATTCCACGTGGCATTTCTCACAAGTCTTTATCATGACTGGATTATAGCATCAGAATATGTCTATTGTAAAACAAAATACGCCGCCGACATAAAACATCGCATGAGACGATGGGGTGGCGGCGATCTGCCATTGTTCGCCGCGCCGCCGTGCCATCCGAATACATGTGAGTATGAATGTCTGGGTCTGGGATATTGCGTGCGACTTCGCGATCATCCCGCTGATCCGGTGCCGTGTGACCCCGACCTCGCGCGGCAGGCGGATCTTTGGCGGGAACCGGAGGACGGCGCGTGACGGTGCGCACCAAACGGCAACAGTGTCTGTATGATTTCGGATTGGTTTCTGGCTTGCTTTGGTATTTTATCGTCCGGCCGATCATGCTGCCCGTGGTCGGCTTTCTCATCATCGCGCATTTCGTGGTGAAGTTCTGGTAATTGGGCTTGACCCAAAATATCCCATAGTGCTACAGAGTGGGCATGGACACCGACATACACATCCGCCTGACCGACGAGGAAGCCGCCGCGTTGCGCTACCTTGCTGACCGTGACGAGCGCTCCATGACCATGACGGCGCGGCTCCTGTTGCGGCCGGCACTGGCGAGAGCCATGCGCGGTGTAAAGCCTCCTTGGCGTATGAAGATAGAGGACCGCGCCGATGGGTGACCGCCAGGAACCAAGACAGATCGACGCGCCGGAACCCGGCCGGTTCAAATGTCGCATCGTGAAATCGGGGCCGTGGATACATGCCCGAATCTGGTCCGTCATGGGAATGCTACAGGCCGAAATCGGTGGTGTCAGTTGCGCGGTTTCGGACGTGTGGGAAACAGGCACGCGCATCACCGACGCCGAGTACTTCCGGCTCCGCGATCATCCCGCCGAGAGGCCGGGCGAAAAAGTAAACATACGAACAGTGGAGACGTTTTGAGCCATGAGAACCGCTGAACTCAGCGCCGACATCGCGCTCGGCCACAACCAACCGCCGCCGCTCGATCTGGCGCGCGACCTCGATCCCGCGCTGCTGACGGACTACCTGGACAACGCTTACGCCGCCCACCGCGCCGCCTCCCTCGTCTTGCGCGACCGCTACGAACGGTTCTTGATCGCCACTCGGAACGGCATCGCCGATGAGCATATATGCGGCATCGCCACCGACTTTCGCGAGCAGGTGAAGGCCGGGATCGCGGATTGCGACAAAACCAGATCCGCCATCAAAGCCCCGGTTTTGCAGGCCCAACGGCTCATCGACGGTGCCGCGAAGGCAATCTCAGATCCGCTCGCCAACCTGCTGCCGATCATCGAGCAGCGGATCGCGGCCTTCCTCGCCGCGAAAGCGAAGGCGGAACGCGAGGCGGCGGAACGGGAGGCGCAACGCCTCGCCGCGGCGGCCCAGGAGGCGCTACAGGCGGCTGACCGTGGCGGGGATGGGGAAGTAGCCATCGAGGCGCTACAGGCCGCGCAGGAGGCTGAGGCGCGGGCCACGGCGAGCCTGCCGGAGTTGTCGCGGGTGCGGTCGGTTCACAATAGCGTGGCGGGATTGCAGGACGATTGGCAGTACTAAATCACCGCCCTGTCGAAAGTGCCGCTCGCATATCTTCAGGTGAACGATGCGATGGTGAAGGCCGCCATGAAATCCGCCGGCAAGAACATCGCGACGTTCAAGGTGGACGGGATCGAGTTCTACAATGAGCCTAAAATTTACACCAGGAAAGGACGATGACGCCCTGGACACCACCGCCGGTCACGCCGGAACAACTGCGCGCGGCGGGGTTCACGAGCGTCGCGGCCAACTTCCCTCGATCCGAGATGAGCGCGCGGTGGATCGCCATGTTTAACGGAATATCGTTCAAGGCTATCCCCGCCGCG